TGACCTTGTTGGCTTTTTGTCTCGACCTGTTCGTATTCTGAATTTCACGTGGAACGAAAGCGATGCCGTAGGAACATCTCACACTGTGAGCCCATGGAACGCATTCTTCACTGATCCTCGGATTCAGTACAAGTTGAACAATTTTGCCTTCATTCGTTGTACGTTAAAGGTTAAAGTATTGATCAATTCGTCGCCTTTTTATTATGGCGCAATGATGATGTCGTATCAGCCTCTACCGACGCTGACACCAACGACCATCACAAACGATACAGGTACTCGTTACCTAATCCCCTATTCCCAAAGACCGCATATTTGGATTAATCCTCAAGATAATGCAGCTGGTGAAATGACTCTCCCATTTTTCTATCAACAGAATTTTATTAACGCGCAATCGGCGCAGAACATGACAGATATGGGTCAGTTAACATTTCTGAACTACACAACCCTCCAGTCGGCGAATGGAGTCTCTGGCACGGGTGTGAACGTTGCAGTTTACGCCTGGGCGGAGAACGTCAAATTGTCCGGCCCTTCGGTCGGCATTGCGACGCAATCCGAGGAGTTTGAGGTCCAGTCTGATGAGTATGGAAATGGCGTGGTTTCCGCGCCCGCATCTGCGATTGCAGCCGGTGCGTCCTACTTTAGAGCATTCCAATTATTGGGAGATTTGCGACAGCGACAAGGATAGGTGCTTCTGCGATCGCCTCTATTGCTAGTATGTTTGGTTTTACCAACGTACCTGTGATAAGTGATACGGAATCCTTGAGACCTGAAGCTTTCCCCAAGATGTCTTCTTCTGAGATTGGTTTTCCGGTTGAAAAGCTCACACTGGATCCGAAGAACGAATTGACGGTTGATCCGACGACGTTAGGTTTAAATCCAACGGATGAATTGGCTATACCCCATCTCGTGCAACGTGAATCCTACTTGACTAGCACCAACTGGACAACGGCACAAACTGCTGATACGATCTTATTTACGAGTCTAGTAAACCCTCATATGTTTGATACTGATGGGGCGACAAATTCGAAGATTTACATGACACCGCCTTGCTGGGTTTCGGCATTGTTCGAACACTGGCGAGGTGATATCATTTTTAAATTCAAAGTTGTTGCTTCAAAATTTCATCGTGGACGGTTGAAGATCTCGTTTGATCCTTCAGGGCAATCCACTCAAAATATCGTACTGATACCGACTACCACTAACGTCGTG